ATTAAATACGAAGCGTCTTTTAAGAAATGATGCATCTTTAATGTGAATATAGGGTACGCTATCTGCTTCTTTTTCCGCCATGGTGTATTCTACACCAATTGCATTCAAAGCAGTAGCTATACGTGTGTGATTAAACATAGGACAATCATCAGATACTCCCATGATATTATCATCACCGTACGTTGCCAATTTAACATACTTCTTGAATTGGCTTGGATTCTTCTTAGTAGTTAAATAAAAGGCATAACGCATATACAAACTATTGACAAGACAATTGATTATAACAGTCAAAGGATGCCCCGAGGGGTTCCCCTGGATCTCAATCAAATCGCCATTAAAATCAATAGTGGGAAATGCAGTATCGTACGCTATACATCTCAAAACGGATAAATCATTTTCTGACCACCCTGCTTTTTGAGACATTTTGATTAATATTTCAAAAGCAGACAAAATAAACGGAGCTGCCATCTTCTTATCAAATTTTCCATAATCACCGGCAATAATTTTATTTTCACCGAATTGAGTTATATATTGATATAGATCACTCCATTCACTTGATTGTGCTACTATACCTGGCATAGCTTCGAATACAAAAGGATTATTTTGCATTAATCTAATGTGTGATAGATAAAATCTTCTCACAACTACAGACCACGCAAATTCACCTCCTGTAAATACTCTTGTCTTGCCAGCATTAATCTTCTTAAAAGATGTAGGTTCATCCTTCAAGTGCCCACAAAATTGTGGGTGAAAACGCTTGCCACTATCATAAGTGGCCTCAATTAAACGTATTCTATCCTGAACTACATCATCCAATCCAATGATTTTATTATTTTCATCAAATTTTATAAATGTAGACTTTGGACATTTAAATGGTAATCCAGCGCTAGTATGTGTGTTCAAACGATCAACATACGTTACGCCCTCGACACCATTTAATGCTACATCTTGAGTATAAACCTCAATTTGTGAGAAATCATTATTCAATTCTGCACAAATATCGGAAAAGAACGCATTTTCACACTCGCGCAGAATAGAATTCTGGAAAGTGTGAACTGGTTTTGTCATATCGTGAATTGCCAAACTCCATGGTTTCCATGTCATGTCTGGTTTGCCATAATCTGGTTTATAACCATCTTTAACGACTTCATCACGAATGTAAGTGCCAGTAACGCGCGATTTAGGTTGATA